AGAAGCACAATTCAAAGATGCAAATGTAGTAGACAAAGAAATCAATATAATGGCAATGTTTGTAAATTTATTAGGAGAATTATGAGTAAATTAAATGTTAATATTGGTCCAAATGATATGCAAGCAATTACTTGCAAAGAATGCAACGGAATGTATTTTCGTCAAGTAATGGCAATCAATAAAGTAAGCAAATTTTTAACTGGTGCAGACAAAGACACAATGGTTCCTATTCCAGTATTTAGATGTGATGATTGTGGGTTTGTTCCAGAAGAATTCCAACCAATTAAAGTTAAAAAGTAATGTCTATATCATATCACAAAAGCACAGTAACGGTTGTGTTTAAATCATCTAATCGAAGCAATGCAAAAACAAAAATGAAAACGTTTCGCAACAAATCTATAGATGATATTTTAGATGCAACGCGTATCATTGGAGTACCAGATACGGCAGTGATTTTAGAATTAGGTATAGGCAAACAGTTAGAAGAGCAATATCGCAAAAAATATAAATTATAATAAATGGCAGAAGAAAAGAAAGGTGCAACAATTTTTGATTTAATAAGTGGATTAACTGATAAAAAACGAGAATGGTCGAAATGGTCTGAAACGGATCAAAAGAAATTTTCTCCATTCATCGTAAATCGATGGTTATCAATGCGTATGGAATTAACGGAATTAATCAATGAATTCCAAACATATACAATCGGACAATTACGTCCACAAGAAACTTATAAATTATATCACGATCTTCTGCCTACCAATAAAAGTTTTGCAAAATACATCAAAGGCAAATCGGAAGATAAATATGATAAGGAATTGATTGCACAGTTTGCAGAGCATTATCAAGTTAGCAAATCAGAAGCTGCAGATTATTTAGAATTGATGGATAAGATATCAATTGACCGCATTATTTCAATGTACGGATATAGTGATGGCGATAAAAAGCGAATGTTGAAAGGAATCAAATGAGTATAAATACACAATCGCATTACAAAGGTGAGGATAGCCTTTATAAATTTGCAAAAGAATGGGGATTGAACGCCTATGAGTTTGACATCATTAAACGCATTGTAAGATGTCGTCACAAAGGTTCTTTTCAACAAGATTTAGAAAAAACAAAAGATTTAATCGACATTTATTTAAAAGAACAACTTATAGATAATCAAAATTAAATACAATCGTTTTAGTAACGTATTTGCTTAATTTTATATCATATTTATAGTATGTAAATATAAATTTAGATGAATTACCACTTCGAATGTCATTTGCAATATGTTGTACCATTTCATATATAAGTGCAATATTGAATGCATTTTGTTTTGATGTATTTTTTTTAATTTCATCTAATGATGTTTTAAATTTTTTACGAAACCACGTTTCAAACCAAGCTGCAGCCTTTTCTTCATCATCTCCGCCTTTGAACGGATTATAACTTCTAAAAGCTGAAAAATATTGTTGTGGATTTTCAATTAATACATAATATAAAGAACCAATTACTTTTCGTATTTTTTGATTTTGTTCAATAGTTTTATCATAACCTATTGAATATGTAATAAATTTTTCTGTTATATTACCATCTTTTTTTATTACTTCTTCATAATTTGGTTTAGTTTCATATTGTACCAAATCTGAAAAATTTCCGCTATGTCCCATTCCACCGCGTCGATTCAATATATAATATCCACCACCGGCTGATGATAATGGTATTCGTATTGAAAAATAATCATCTTGTTTTGTCATTTCAATGTCTTGCAAATTAGGTTTTAATCCATTTGCTTTAAGATATGGATTAATTTCTGCAACAAGCACATTACATAGTTGATGAATAGTATCTCCAGTACCACAATCCCCATGGCGCAATAAAAATCCGCTTGGTGCACCTTTATATGTTATATAGAAAACTGAATTTGATTTTGATATTGTAATTTTAGGTACTGTTTTACCATTTATTTTGTTTTTACCATTCCAAAATGAAGATTTGCCTTTTGCGGTCCAACAATCACAATTAGCACAAACTGATGAAGAATCATTTGCTGATAATTGATCATATTTATCAAAACCTCTATCTCGAATTATATCTAATAATGATGCACCATAATTTGGGCCTGCATATCCACCGTCTGTTAATGCTTGTGACCAAGCAACATAGTCATTAGATGGGTCATCAGAATTTAAATAGTTTTTATAACGATTAGTTAATAATTTACCATGATCATCAAAACTATCTTTATCTGTATTATACGCTCGCCATTTTATCAATCTACCCGTTTGTTTATTTTTTAATTCAACGCATTTTCCAGACCAACTGCCGCACATCATTCCGAACCAATTATGATACTTTGTAGTTAATCCCGATGTTCCGCCTCCACTTTCAAGCCAAGCTTGTGCTAACGTAATACTTGCAGGTATTTGTAACCGTTTTTTGTGATCTAATGCAATGGGTAATACTTTTGATAAAAATTCGCTACTATTTTCTGATAAAATATGTTTTAAACGTATCATAATAATAAATATCATAAATTTGGATTCAAGTGATTTATTTTATATAATAAAGTATGAAACAAGGAAACTATATTAATCCAGTATATAAATTAGCAATACGAGATGCACAAACTGTTCCTAGAAAGATATCTTATTCACAATGGTCAATGTATGAACGTTGTCCACTTTCTTGGAAGTTAGCATACATTGACGGATTAGCGCCATTTCAAGCATCAATTGATACCGTATTTGGTACGGCATTTCACGAAACATTTCAACATTTCTTAACTGTAATGTATACGGAGTCTGTTAAGAAGGCAGAAGAATTAAATCTTCGTTCAATATTGCAAAGTAAGCTTCGAGATGAATATGCTCGATGTGTGCAAGAAATGGGAGGTCAGCATTTTTCTAATCCACTGCAATTAGCAGAATATTTAGAAGATGGTGCTGCTATTTTACAATGGTTTTTGAAGCGACGTTCGCAATATTTTTCAAGCAAAGATTGGGAGCTTGTTGGCATCGAAATTGAATTATGTCAGCAAGCATCGGCCAAGAATCCGTCAGTATATTGGTATGGTTTTATTGATGTTGTACTTCGTCATGCTCCAACCAATAAAATTGTAATTCTTGATATCAAGACATCGCGCAATGGTTGGAATAAGAATGCCAAATCGGATTCAATGAAAGCTGCACAGTTAGTTGCATACAAGAATTACTTTTCAGAGCAATTTGGTGTTCCTAAAGAAAACATTGATGTTGAATTTTTTATTGTTAAGCGCAAGATTGTTGAAGAATCAATGTTTCCACAAAAACGCATACAAAACTTTAAACCATCTGCAGGTTCAGTAACACAAAAGAAAGTGCAGCGGCAGATTGAAGCATTTGTTGAATCTTGTTTCGATGCCGAAGGCAATAAGAATGCCGATAGACAATATATGGCGATTGCTGGTAAAGGTTCTACAAATTGCAAGTATTGTCCTTTTAAAACTGATTATGAACGTTGTCCTAAAGAAAATAGGATTCGTGAATAAAATTCATTATAATAAGATATGATTAAATGGACACATAAACATGTATACGTTTACGAATTCGAAATGCAAAATCATGCATCTTGGGGTGGTAAACGTACATGCACAATGGAATATGCATTATGCACAAATGTAGATGGGCCTGATCATAAAGAAAATAGAAAAACATTGGAACAAATGCTTCGTTTTGTATACGGACATTATCCAAAGGGTGTTAAATTTGTACGAGATAGAAAATGAAACGAGTTGCAGTCATTGGAAATACAGATTGGCAAAACAAAAGAAAGATTCAAGAAACTCTTCAAATGTTAAAACGAAAGTTTGGAGATGAATTGATAGTAGTCGGTGCAGGTGGTAGCGAAGGTGCAAATAACATGGTTAGAAAATATGCATTGGAATTTGCCATACAATATGAAGAATATAATCCTTCATTTTCAGGACATAACATGTATTCAGCAATGCCAGAGTCATATTATGGCAAACCATATCATTTTTCACAATTACATCACCGCATGCAACTTATTGCAGAACGATGTGATTACATGATGATTATGAGTAACCAAATGCAATTAGACCCAGTATTGCAAACTGCTTGGACTCGCACTAAAAAATTAAATAAACCGGTGGTTATATTAGGTTAAACCATATTTATAATAAAGTTACAAAGGAAATAAATGGAGTTACCAAAGTTAAAAAAGATCGATCCAAACAAACCCAAGAAAAAGAAAATTTTATTGTTAGCTGATGATTTTCGTTTGCCTTCTGGCATTGGAACAATCAGTCGCGAAATTATTTTCAATACAGTACATCATTATGATTGGGTACAATTAGGCGGGGCATTAAAACATCCAGAAGCTGGCCAAGCTTTTGATTTATCCGCACAAGTTGCAGCAGAGACAGGTGTAGCAGATGCATCTGTTAAAATAATTCCATGGAATGGATATGGAGACCGAAACATTGTAATGGCATTGATTAACAATGAACGTCCTGATGCAATATTTCATTTTACCGATCCTAGATATTGGACTTGGTTATATGCTATTGAACATGAAATTAAAACAACGTATAATATTCCAATTGTATATTATTCAATTTGGGATGATTTACCTTATCCAATGTGGAATGCACCATATTACGCAAGTTGCGATTTAATTATGGGTATTAGCAAACAATCAGATAATATTCATCGGGAAGTACTTACTCAAAATGGATTTGATATTGTAAATTATGATGCAAATAATTCTGTACCGCAAGATGTAAAATGGAATCAAATTATTACAGGATTTGTTCCACACGGATTAAATCATAACACATTCAAACCATTACCGCAAGATGATTCTACATACAAACAAATGTATGAAAACATTAAAATTAAAAATGATGTTGATTTTGTAGTATTTTGGAATAATCGAAATATACGAAGAAAACAGCCAGGTGATTTAATATTAGCATTCAAAACGTTTGTAGATGGATTACCAGAAGCTAAAAGAAATCGAGTTGCACTTTTAATGCACACGCAGATTGTAGATGAAAATGGTACCGATTTGCGCGCAATTCATAAAGTATTGGCACCTGATTGCAAAGTATTGTTTTCGGAACAAAAATTATCTCATGCAGAATTAAATGCAATGTATAATGTTGCCGATGTTGTAGTTAATATTGGTAGCAACGAAGGTTGGGGACTAAGTTCAACCGAAGCAATATTATCAGGAACACCTATCATTAATAACGTAACTGGTGGATTGCAAGATCAATGTGGTTTTGTTGATGAAAATGATGAATGGATTCGTTTTGATGGTGAGTTTGCAACAAACCATATGGGTAAATACAAAAATCATGGCGTATGGGCAAAACCAGTATTTCCAAGCAATAGAAGCCTTCAAGGTTCTCCGCAAACGCCATATATCTTCGATGACCGAGTTCGTTTCGAAGATGTAGCTGATGCAATTCATTATTGGTATGACACTCCAGAGACATTACGAGAATCAATGGGACAATCAGGAAGAGAATGGTGTTTGAAAAATGGATTGACTGCTCAGCAAATGGGTCAAAAAATGATTTCAATGATTGATTATTTATTCAATTCTAAATTACAAACACGAGCAAGATATACATTACATAAAGTTACAACTAAAAAATACGAAAAAACAGGAATAGTATGCGATCAGTTATAATAGCATCACCAGTAGCAACACAATCTGGTTATGGGCATCATGCTCGAGAAGTAATTGCCAATTTAATCGAACAACGAGGTAAAGAATGGGACATTAAATTGCTTTCATTGCCATGGGGACATACTCCATTTACCTATCCAATACCGCAAGATTGGAATCAACGCATTATTCCATTGCCATTGACATATCAACCAGATATCTGGGTACAAATAACAGTGCCTAATGAATTTCAAGCAGTTGGAAAATATAATATTGGAGTAACTGCAGGAACTGAAGGAGATATTTGTCCGGAAAAATGGATAGACAATTTAAATACAATGCAATTGGTTATTGTTCCGAGCGAATTTACCAAACAAGTATTTATTAATACATCGCAAAAGCATAATAAACCTATAACAACTCGTATTGAAGTTATTCCGGAATATTTTGATGAAACAATTTATACAAACAATGTGCAATCGCAATTAGAAATTTTAGATCAAATTCCAGAATCATTTGCATTTTTATCAGTTGGGCATTGGTTGCAAGGACAAGTTGGAGAAGATCGTAAAAATATTAGCGGATTGCTTCATTGCTTTTTCAATACATATAAGAATCAAAAAGATGCACCTGCTCTCATATTGAAATCGAGTGGTGCAACATATTCTGTAATGGATCGAATGGAGATTGAAAATAAAATTACGCAAATACAAGATATGTTTGGTAATGCAAAATTACCTAATGTATATTTGTTACATGGTGATTTGGCAGATGAAGAAATGAATATGCTTTACAATCATCCAAAAGTAAAAGCTATGGTATCATTTACTAAAGCAGAAGGATTTGGAAGACCATTATTAGAATTTTCTACTACAGGTAAACCAATTATTGCTCCACATTATTCAGGTCAAGCAGATTTTCTTAAAAAAGATTTTATTTGTGCAATACCAGGCGGAATGACAGATATACATGGTTCAACTAGAAATGAATTTTTAATTGAAGGTGCTAAATGGTTTACTCCAGATTATGTATATGCTGGTAAAATGATGAAAGAAGTTCAAAAGAATTATAAGAAATGGCAAGAATTAGCAAAACGTCAACGTTATTTTGTAAATTCAACATTTACTAAAACTGCAGTAGCTTCAGTATATGAAACAGTATTAAATACGATAGATAATGCAATATCTTCAGTACCGAAACATGTTGCATTAAATCTACCTAAATTAAATAAAACACAAGAAGCACCTAAATTAACATTGCCTAAACTAAAAAAGATTGAAGCATGAAAATAAGTTATGCTATAACGGTTTGCAATGAATTTATTGAAATTCAACGTTTAATACATTTTTTGCTTAAGCATAAACGTTATCAAGATGAAATTGTAGTTTTATTTGATAAAGCTAATGGCGATATTGAAGTAGAAAATTTTCTTCGTTCGCATTCTATCAATGGAGAATTTAGTTGGCATTCTGCAGAATTTAAAGGACATTTTGCAGATTGGAAAAATAAATTAACTAGTTTTTGCAAAGGTGATTACATCTTTCAGATAGATGCCGATGAATATCCAAACGAGCTTTTAATCAGCCATCTTCCTGATTTACTAGAACTTAATCTAGACAACGAAGTATATTTGGTACCTCGTGCTAATACAGTAGAGGGGTTGACTGAAGAGCACGTTCAGAAATGGGGTTGGCACGTAATGGCTAACGGGCACATCAATTGGCCAGATTATCAATGGAGGATTTGGAAAAACAAATCAGAGATCAAGTGGGTCAATAAGGTGCATGAGAAATTAGATGGATTTGGGACATATTCAATGCTTCCGGCAGATACACAAGCTTTTTGTTTGTATCACCCAAAGACAATCGAGAAACAAGAAAAGCAAAACGCTTATTACGATACATTATGAATAAAATAGCAGTTATAGTAGGCGGTTGGTATTTTCCAAAACATTTATATGATAATGTAATACAATTGATAGCACCAATGGATTATACATTGGAGTTTTTTGTAATGTCGCATCGAAATCCGATTAAAACTAATATTTCACAAGAAATGTTATCTAGATCCGAATCAAATAACATGTTTGATAATAAACTATATTCTGAAATTGCATCATATGAACATTTAATTGAATTAGGTTATAACGTTCATGAATGCGATAATGCTATTGGCGATTATTACTTTTTTAACCAATGGGCAGAATTATATGATTATACTCAGTTTGATTATGTTATTTTTATGCACGATGATAATTACATATTACCAGAATTTAAACATTTGTTGACACATCTTTTTGAAAAACAAATTAATTTATATAAATTTAATAAAAGTTGGGTATCTACTACAAAATATGATGATTTTGATTATATTGCAAATTCGCCAGTTG